CATTAGCGTGATACTTATGTTCGTTTTCGGGAACATGAATGACCAAAATACTCAAATGACACAATATATTCCTATGAAGTCATTATCATCTTGTATGAAAGAAGTACGATTACTTAAAAAGAAAAATACTGGATATGACAAAGATGCTTTTTGTGGTCCTGGTATTGTACATATAGAAGATGGTGAAGTGATTGCATTATATAACGAAGTACCAGATGGTGCTACATTAGTTAAAAAAGATATAGATGCAGAAGCATTTGAAAGATGGTCACTACGTGCAAAGGCTAAGTGGGACTAATGGAACCAGTAACGATAGTATACATATTTTTTGGCACCTTATGGGTAGTCGGTGCTCTTACTTATTTGTAAGACATGGCACAAAAAATAACAAACGAATACTTTACTCCTGTTAAAAAAAGAACTTCAATTGGTCATTCTTCAAGATCTAAACCTAAGAATAAACATAAGTTAAAATCATGGAAAAGTTACAACCGACAAGGCAACAGATAATTGAGGATGTTAGACTTTGGTCTAAACATTTTTTAGAAGTTCCCAATCTTCATTTAGGCGGAGTACCTGCCTGTCCTTTTGCTAAAAAAGCTTGGCTAGATAAAAAAGTATGGGTGACTGTAAAATCTAAATATAGTCCTTATAAAAAAGAATTAAATAATTGTTTAAAAAATTTAAATTTTTCGGTTTCAGAAATCCTTATATTTTGTGACCCTTATTTTAGTTATTCTCCGAATGAACTTCACATGGCTACTGAAGATTTTAATGAATGGTATAATAGAAAAGACTTATATTTTATGAGTTTTCATCCTTCTAATCCGGCTACTGAACAAGAACAAAAGTTTCTAGTTTCGCCAAATAAAGATACAAATGTGTCTGGTCCCGATTATAAATATTCCATGATGTTGGTACAAAAGTTCTCGCAATTGCAGCAAGCTTCTGATAAATTGCACAAACAAGGTTACTATAAGATGTGGCCTGACGAATACTATCAAGACGTTGTGGTATCTCGTGCTAATAAATACAAACAGATCAATGGAGGTCTATCATGATGGGTAAAAAGAAAACAGCTAAAATGCGAGGCGGAGGAACTGTTAAAAAAACAGCTAAAATGCGAGGTGGTGGAAAAGTTAAAAAAATGAATATGGGTGGTCGTACAGGTGACATGATGTATTCAAGAGGATATGGTGTTGATGAAAGATCAAAACGTATGCCTACTATGTTAATGGATCGTGGTCCCGCTGGCATGAAAAAAGGTGGTAAGGTTAAAAAGAAAAAGAAGCAAGGTTATAAAGATCGTAAAGATGAATCTATTGCTATGCGTATTAAAAAGAAAAGAACTAAAAAACAATTAAAAGCAAGTAGAGATGAATCTTATGGTAAATTTGGAAGTAAGGCTCGTAAAAAAGGCAAGATCAATAGATAATGCCAACATATGCAAGCACTGCTGATTTTAACCTTTCAATAAGTGAAATTATTGAAGAAGCTTTTGAACGATGTGGAATCCAAGATCGAAGTGGTTATGAATTAAAAACTGCTCGAAGATCATTAAATCTTTTATTGGCTGAATGGTCTAATAGAGGACTTAATCTTTGGACAATACAAAAGCAAACTGCTGCGTTAGCAGCAGATACAACCAGTTTATCTGGCACTGCTTTGTATGGTGCAGGTGCAAACGCTGCATCTGAAATTGTAGAAATAACCGATATGGTTATTCGTGATTCAAGTAACAACGAATACTCTTGCTCTCCTATTAGTCGTTCAACATATTTAAACTATACTGTTAAAACTTCTGGTGGAAGACCTACGCAATTTTATTTTGAAAAAACTATTAACCCTACTTTGTATTTATATCCAGCCGCAGATGTAGCTTATACTGTAGTTTATTATGCTATGTTACGAATGAAAGATTCAGGTGCTTACACTAATAATGCAGAGATACCTTTTTCTTTTCTACCATGTTTAACAGCAGGGCTTGCTTATTATATTGCTTTAAAATATGCTCCAGAGAGAACACAAATTTTAAAGATTGCTTATGAAGAAGAATTTAGAAGAGCAGCGGACACTAATAGAGGAAATGTAAGTTCTCACTTTGTGCCTCAACTAGGAATTATAGCGGGGACATACTAATGGGTCGTTACGTTTCTGGTAGATTTGCATTAAGAATTTCTGATCGTGACGGAATGGCTTATCCGTACAATGAGATGGTTCAAGAATGGACAGGAGCCTGGGTTCATATTTCAGAATACGAGCCTAAATCTCCTTTATTAAATCCTACTAATCATCCAACCGATGCACAATCATTAGAACATGCAAAACCACAAATAGCGGATGCTACAATTGAAGTAGGAGCAGTAGGTGTAACTCCCAATTTTTTTCAAACTTTAGATGAAACAACTACTCTTTCTGATGGGTCTGTAGTTACTGTTAAAAGTATGATGCCATTAAGTATTCAACAACCTTCTAGAATAACTAAGATGCAAAGTTTCTTAGGAAATGTTACAGTGAGTACATCATGACCGATTATTCAGATTTAAATACTAATGTAAGAAATTACACTGAAACAGATACTAATGTTTTATCTGATAGTATTATTCAACCTTTTATAAAATCTATTGAAGATCAAATAATGAGAACGGTAGATCTTACCTACTATCGTAAATATGATTATGCTACATTAACTATAGGAAATCCTTTTATTCCTCTTCCTAGTGATTGGCAAAACTCACGTTACGTTCAAATTTATGATAGTAGTTCAAGTACCCCTGACAGAACTTTCTTGCTACAAAAAGATATTTCGTTTATGAATGAATACTGGCCTGATAGAACGGCAACTGGTACCCCTAAGTATTATGCTATGTGGGACCAAGATACGCACTATGTTGCGCCAACCCCGAACGCTGCATTAGATGTAGAGCTCGCATACACGTACAAGCCTGATGGTTTATCAAGTACACAAACATCTACTTGGTTAAGTCAAAATGCTCCCAACGTGCTTTTATATGGTTGTATTTTACAATCTCTTGGATACTTGAAAGGTCCAGCGGATATGATACAATATTATGATAAAATGTTTAATCAGTCTGTGCAGGCTCTTGCTACATATGAGATGGGGCGGGATCGCAGAGACGAATTTCGAGATGGCGTTATTCGTATCCCTCTCGAGTCAAAGAACCCATAGGAGGTCAACATGGCAATAACTCAAGCTGTTTGTAACAGTTTTAAAGTGGAGATTCTGAAAGGCTTGCACAATTTTACGGCAACAACAGGGAACACTTTTAAATTAGCGCTTTACGATTCAGAAGCAACATTAAGTAAATCTACTACTGTATACGCAACACCAGATGAAGTAGGAGCATCAGGAACATACGCTGCAGGAGGAGGAGCATTAACATCGGTAACACCAGCATTATCTGGCGATACGGCTGTTTGTGATTTTTCACCTGACTTATCTTTCACAAGTGCAACTATTTCTGCTCAAGCTGCTGTAATTTATAATTTCTCTACAGTATCAGGATTAACTACGAATGCTGCTGTTTGTGTTTTAGATTTTGGTGGAGTTAAATCTTCATCTGCTGGAACATTTACAATTACATTCCCTGCTGCTGAAGCCACTGCTGCAATTTTAAGAATAGCATAGGAGATAAATTATGGCTTCCGTCCAAGGATGGGGCCGACAAGCCTGGGGTGACGGCAATTGGAATGAGTATGGTCCGATACCCGTTACAGGTACTGGCCTCACAGCGTCTATTGAAGACGTAACTGTCACTACCGATCAGGTTATTTCTGTTACTGGTATTGGATTAACGTCTAATACTAACGATGTAACTGCTACAGGTATTGCTGAGGCAGTAATATCTGCTGGTGTGGTTGCAACATGGCAACCTATTGGTACATACATTGTTCAGTCTGATTATATTTTTCCTATTACAGGTACATCAGCAAGTACTGCTGTTGGTACAACAAGTCAAAGTGTTGATATACGAGTTGGATGGAATAGATCTACAAATTTAAATACAGGTGCAGCCATTGGTTGGGGCGATGAAGCATGGGGAGCTATAAGTAATTCTCCTAGCGCTACAGGAAATGGTTTAACATCGGGTGTAGGAAGTATAACCGCTGTTACGAATCAAATACTATCTCCAACAGCCGCAGGATTAACTACTTCTATTGGAACATATTCAATTACAGGAGACGCTGGAATAACTATTGTAGCAGCCTCTGAACCAGAATTAGATGCAACTACGGGATCAGTTGATGTATCAATATCTCCAACAGTTGAACCTGCGGGTCAGGTAGCTACTTCGGCTGTAGGAGATGTATTAACATCTATTTTTGTTACAGGAGTTTCTGCTACTGCTAGTGAAGGAGATGCTACTCAAGAAACGAGTTACATGGCTCCTAGTGAGGAAGCCACTACTTCTGTAGGAACGGTAAATATTCAGACAGATGTGACCTTTACAATAACAGGAGTTTCTGCTACAAGTAGTACTGGAACATTAGGCGGGATCTTTTGGTCTGAGGTTGATGATTCTAACAGTTCTTTAAGTTGGACAGAAGTTCATAAGGCTGCATAAAAGTTTTGACAAACTTTATAATAATCAATAAAACTTTATTAGGAGATTAAATGTCAACATATTCAACAG